ATCTGGGCCTTCGGTCGCGGCAAGGAGGCGTGGCTGGTCGAACACCGCGTGCTGATGGGCGACACCGCCCGCGAGCAGGTGTGGCAGCAGCTGGCAGAAATGCTCGGCGAGCACTGGACGCACGCCAGCGGCGCGGCGATTCCACTAGCGCGCTTCGCGTTGGACACCGGCTTTGCGACGCAGGAGGCATACAGCTTCGTGCGCGCCAGCCACGACGCGCGCGTGATGGCGGTCAAGGGTGTGGCGCGTGGCGCAGCACTGATCGGCACGCCGACGGCAGTGGACATGACGGCGGGCGGCAAGCGGCTGCGCCGTGGCATCAAGGTGTTCACGGTGGCGGTCGGCATCGCCAAGCTGGAGCTTTACAACAACCTGCGCAAGGCGGCGAATGTCGGCGAGGACGGCGTCACCACGGCGTTTCCTGCGGGCTTCGTCCACCTGCCCAAGATCGACGCCGAGTTCATCCAGCAACTCTGCGCCGAGCAACTGATCACCCGCCGCGACCGCAACGGCTTCCCGGTGCGCGAATGGCAAAAGATGCGCGAGCGCAATGAAGCGCTCGACTGCTACGTCTATGCCCGTGCCGCTGCGGCGGCGGCAGGACTGGATCGCTTCGAGGAGCGCCATTGGCGCGAACTGGAGCGGCAACTCGGGGTGGCGTCTCCGCCGGACGACCCGCCACCCCTGAACGACATCGAACTCGACGAGGCCACCCATCGCGGTGGCCTCGCTGTTTCTGGCAACCGCAACAGCAGCAACAGCGGTCGGCGCGTCATCAAGAGCCGATGGCTGACCCGATGAGGAACCCGTGAGCTACACCCGCAAACAACTCGATGCGCTCAAGAAGGCGCTGGCCACCGGCGAGCGCCGCGTGAGCTTCGGCGACAAGACGGTCGAGTACCGCAGCGTCGCCGAACTGCAGGCCGCGATCCGCTCGGTCGAGGCCGAGATCGCGCGCGGTACGGGCGCGGCCAAGCGCCAGATCCGCATCACCACGGGCAAGGGCTTCTGACATGGCGTGGTTCGCCCAAACCGTCCGCCGCCTGTTCGGTCAGTCGCCAGTCCACGAGGCCGCAGGCCGTGGCCGTCGCGCGCTGGCGTGGATGCCCGGCAACCCCGGCGCGGTGGCCGCGATGCTGGCCACCAGCACCGAACTGCGCATCAAGAGCCGCGACCTCGTGCGCCGCAATGCCTGGGCGCAGGCGGGCATCGAAGCCTTTGTCGCCAACGCGGTCGGCACCGGCATCAAGCCGCAAAGCCTGTCGGACGACGAGCAGTTCAAGACCGAGGTGCAGGCGCTGTGGCGTGACTGGGTCGAAGAAGCCGACGCAGCGGGCCAGACCGACTTCTATGGCCTGCAGTCGCTGGCCTGCCGGGCGATGCTCGAAGGCGGCGAATGCCTGATCCGGCTGCGCCCGCGCCGCCCGGAGGATGGTCTGGCCGTGCCCCTGCAACTTCAGTTGCTTGAGCCCGAGCACCTGCCGATGCACCTGAACACCGACTTGTCGTCCGGCAATGTGGTGCGCTCGGGCATCGAGTTCGACGCGATGGGGCGGCGCGTGGCCTACCACCTGTACCGCTCGCATCCAGAGGACGGCGGCCTCGCGCCGATGTCCGGCCAGGGCGGAATGGACACGGTGCGCGTCGATGCGCGCGAAGTGATCCACCTGTACCGGGTGCTGCGCCCCGGCCAGATTCGCGGCGAACCCTGGCTGTCGCGCGCGCTGGTCAAGCTCAACGAACTCGACCAGTACGACGACGCTGAGCTGGTGCGCAAGAAAACCGCCGCGATGTTCGCGGGCTTCGTCACGCGCCAGAACCCGGAAGACAACCTGATGGGCGAAAGCTCGGCCAACGCCGAAGGCATCGCGCTGGCCGGACTGGAACCCGGCACCTTGCAGATTCTGGAGCCGGGCGAGGACATCAAGTTTTCCGACCCGGCGGACGTGGGTGGTTCGTATTCGGAGTTCCTGCGCACGCAGTTCCGTGCGGTTGCTGCTGCCATCGGCATCACCTACGAACAACTGACCGGCGACCTGACGGGCGTGAACTACTCGTCCATCCGCGCCGGGCTACTGGAGTTCCGCCGTCGCTGCGAGATGGTGCAGCACTCGGTGCTGGTGCATCAGATGTGCCGTCCGGTGTGGGCGGCGTGGATGAAGCAGGCCGTGCTCGCAGGCGCGCTCGATGCGCCGGGCTTTGCGCGCGGGGGCGCTGCACGACGCCGCCAGTACCTCGCCGCCAAGTGGGTGCCGCAAGGCTGGCAATGGGTCGATCCGGAGAAGGAATTCAAGGCCATGTTGCTGGCCATCCGCTCCGGCCTGATGTCGCGCTCGGAAGCCATCTCGGCCAACGGCTACGACGCCGAGGACGTCGACCGCGAAATCGCCGCCGACAACCAGCGCGCCGACGACCTCGGCCTGATCTTCGATTCCGACCCGCGCTACACGTCCCGCGAGGGCTCGTCGCGGGACGCCGTGGAAGACGCACTGCTGGCCGATGCCGTGCCCGGCACGCCCAGCCATTCCAGCCCGAAGGACACCCCATGAACCTGCTGCCTCATCTGGCGGCGCGCCTCTTCGGTGTGCCGCTGGCGATCCATCGCCCCAAGCTCGACGTCATCCTGGCCGTGCTGGGCCCGCGCGTCGCGTATCGGCAGAACACTGCCGATCTGGCCACCGCGCCGGGCTTCACGCCGCCGGCACGGGCCGCATCCGCATCGTCGCCCGGCGTGGCGGTCATCCCGATCCACGGCACGCTGGTGCGCCGCACCGTCGGGCTGGAAGCCGAATCAGGCCTGACCAGCTACGCGACCCTCACGCAGCAACTGGACGCGGCCCTTGGCAACCCGGCGGTGTCGGCCATCTTGCTGGACATCGACTCGCCCGGTGGCGAATCCGGCGGCGTGTTCGATCTGGCCGACCGCATCCGCGCGGCCAGCCAGATCAAGCCGGTCTGGGCCGTCGCCAACGACATGGCCTTTTCGGCTGCCTACGCGCTGGCGTCTGCCGCGAGCCGCGTGTTCGTCTCGCGCACCGGCGGCGTCGGCTCCATCGGCGTCATCGCGATGCACGTCGACCAGTCCGAGAAAGACGCGCAGGACGGCGTTCGCTACACCGCCGTGTTCGCGGGCGACCGCAAGAACGACCTCAACCCGCACGAGCCGATGTCTGGCGAGGCCCACGCCTTCCTCAAGGCCGAGGTCAATCGTATCTACGGCCTGTTCGTCGAGACGGTGGCCCGCCACCGTGGCTTGGAGCCTTCCGCCGTGCGCGACACCGAGGCTGGTCTGTTCTTCGGACAGGCCGCCGTCGCCATGGGTCTTGCCGATGCCGTCGGCAGCTTCGACGACGCGCTGGCGCAGCTCCACGCATCCCTGTCCCCCAACCCGACTCCGGTGGCGCTCGCCACGCGGGCGGGCCTTTTGTGCAACCACCCGATGGAGTCTTCCATGAATGAACGATCCGACCCCGCTGCTCTTGATCGGCCTCTTGCTGATCCTGCTGGCAGTGCTCCTCAACTGCCCGCCGCCGCCACGTTGAGCGTGGCCGACGCCATCGAGATCGCGCAGACCTGCACGCTCGCCGGTCGCACCGACCTGATCGCGGGCTTCCTCGAAACCCAGACTGCGCCCGCCACGGTGCGCAGCCAACTGCTCGCCGCGCAGGCCGAAGCCAGCCCGGAGATCAGCAGCCGCATCACGCCCGATGCCGCGCGTCCTGCCGCCAGCAATCCGCTGATCGATGCGGCCAAGAACCTCGCCGCGCAGTCCGCCAAGAAGGAGATCTGAAATGCCCGTCCTCGCCGAACCGCTGAATCTGGGCGATCTGCTCAAGTACGAAGCCCCCAATCTCTACTCGCGCGACCGCGTCACCGTCGCCTCCGGCCAGAACCTGCCGCTGGGCACGGTGCTCGGCATCGTCACCGCTTCCGGCAAATACAAGCAGATCGACCCGTCCGCCGAAGACGGCACGCAGGTCGCCGCCGCCGTGCTGCTGCAAGCCTGCGACGCGACGCTCGCCGACCGCGACGACGGCCTCGTCGTCGCACGCCATTCCATCGTCGCCGACCACGCGCTCGCGTGGCCCGACGCCATCACCAATGCCGAAAAACTCACCGCCTTGGCGCAGCTCAAGGCGCTGGGCGTGCTCGTCCGTCAAGGAGCCTGACCATGAACAACCCCTTCAGCAATCCCGCCTTCTCGATGGCGGCGCTGACCGCCGCCATCAACATCCTGCCCAACCGCTACGGGCGGCTCGAAGAACTGAACCTGATGCCCGCCAAGCCGGTGCGCCAGCGCCAGATCGTCGTCGAGGAAATGAACGGCGTGCTCAACCTGCTGCCGACGCTGCCGCCGGGTTCGCCCGGCACGGTCGGCAAGCGCGGCAAGCGCAACCTGCGCTCCTTCGTCGTGCCGCACATCCCGCACGACGACGTGGTGCTTCCCGAAGAAGTGCAAGGCATCCGTGCCTTCGGATCGGAAACCGAAACCGAGACGGTCGCGGGCGTCATCGCGCGCCATCTGGAGACCATGCGCAACAAGCACGCGATCACGCTGGAACACCTGCGCATGGGCGCGCTCAAGGGCGTGATCCTCGACGCCGACGGCAGCGAACTGGTCGATCTGTTCGATGCCTTCGACATCACGCCGCAGGCAGTGTCCTTCGAGCTGGGCACGGCGGGCACCAACGTCAAGGCCAAGTGCGGCACCGTGCTGTCCACCATCGAGGACAACCTCAAGGGCGAGTTCATGAACGGCGTCCACTGCCTGTGCTCGCCGGAGTTCTTCGCCGCGCTCACCGGCCACGCGAAGGTCGAGAAGGCGTTCGAGAACTGGCAGAACGGCGCGATCCTCATCAACGACATCCGGCGCGGCTTCACCTACGGTGGCATCACCTTCGAGGAGTACCGGGGCCAGGCCACCGATGCCAACGGCACCGTGCGCCGCTTCATCGCCGCTGGCGAGGCGCACGCCTTCCCGCTGGGCACCATCGACACCTTCGGCACCTACTTCGCCCCAGCGGATTTCAACGAAACCGTCAACACGGTCGGCCAGCCGCTGTACGCCAAGCAGGAACCGCGCAAGTTCGACCGGGGCACCGACCTGCACACGCAGTCCAATCCGCTGCCGATGTGCCATCGTCCCGGCGTGCTGGTGAAGCTGACGGTGGCGTGATGGGCCTCATCGAGCGGGTCTATGCCGCCGCTGCCAACGCGGGCCTGACGGTGCGCTGCCGCTGGACGCCTGCGGGCAGTCCGGCCAAGACGCAGCAGGTGGGCTTCTCTGCGCCCGACGACACCGTGCTCGATGGGCTGGCTTTGAGCACCGACTACGCGA